GTCGTCACACGCATCAGGAATGAATGTTAAAAGAATGATGTACAAGGGAAAACCTGTTATAACATCAAGTTATTTGATGTTCGATAGTGATGGTTCTTCATTCGATTCAAGTGTTGCTAATAAAGCGTTTGGAGCAGTAGTTAGAGCCTTAGAAGCACGTGCACATGAAATGGGTCCTTCCGATCCTTTGTTCGATTATCTTAAAGGTAAGAACATTTTTCAGTATACGGCAGATATCGTTAAAACATATCCTAACAGTCTATTTGTTCAGAGAAGTTTCTCGGATGAACCACAGTTTTTAGTATGGATTAATGGTAATCCTTCTGGAGTGCTGTTAACTGCTGCGATGAATGCTGCTTTAAACTCGGCTTTGTCGGAGATTAGGTGGCCTTTATGGATTAAACATCTATCTGGTGTAACTCGTAAATTTAGTGCTTTCATGGGCGATGATTGTGTTGAGGGTTTTGTACTGCCTGACATACCCCACGAAACAGTTGAAAGCTATGTAGCTGATGAGGGTGCTTGTGCGAGTAGAATGTGTGCAATGTTTGATGAGATGGAAGTCGCAACGAAGAGTGTAGGATTCAAGCTGAACATAGGTGGTGGTGAAATGACAAAAGCGGGAATGCTGCCAAGCAGTAGAGGTGCAGAATTTCTAGCAATTGGCTATCTTGATGGACAACAAATACATCGTCAACCTCCTGAATTTAGTGAGCGTCCTCCTTTACCAAATTCGATTGACGTTAGCGAGTCAAAAACCGACATAACAACAAAAGCGACGAGATCCGGATGTAATTTCGCAGCTACATTATTCAACGTTAGCGTGGTGCGTTCAATGTTAGATTTGCCATCTTCCTTCGGACATGCGGTTAGTATAGATCCAGGTCCCATAATTGAGTCAGCTGGACCATTATTTGGATCTTTGCCAGCGCGTGCAGGTGTTTGGTGGGATCTCGTTAAAGCAGGTTACGGTTATGGACGCGAGGTGGTCGTTTTACCTAAAAGACACGACATGGATGCGGTCGGAAGGACAATAGTTGAATCAAGGATGTCAACTCACGTGAAAGTGAGTGGGGCCGGTGTAGGTTTTGGTGGTACGATGGGAGATAAAGATGGTGTTTCGGGTGTGATATCTAAGACGTTAACATCGCTACTTTCTGATTCTGCAGCGATTGTGTTGGATAAGAAACTAGTGGCAAGGTGGTCTAATATTCCAACAACGCGTAAACCTAGCATCGTTGAAGCAATTGGCGGTTTGCGTTACGCATATTCCAATTCTTTAACAACGCGTTTGTCGAAATCAATTGGTGCGGCATTCAGTGATAACACTCAGGTAAGAGACGTTATGCAATATGTTGGACTGGTAACTTCGGGTCTAATTCCAAAACCAGGCACCAAACGGCTAGAGTATTTTGATCGAACGATAACTTCCACTCATCAAGTCAGGGAAGTGACTTCTGTCGTTAAAACGGACAATGCAACTGTCAAGTATCGATTAACTATGCCTAATGAATTCCAGTTATGGTTTGATAGAGAAGATTTTTGTATCGTTGAACGTATTGGTAAAGATAGACATATTATAAGGCGAAGGTTTAAAGCATTGTATCACTGCTATTATAGTTCGACTCCAGACGTATCAATGGCGTTCTCTGCAATGGGAATGAGTCCATCAGGTGCAAGTCGTGTCCATGATATGAAAAAGAGGTTTGTACCAAGAGCTAACCCTTCTCTTGACGAAGACTTCGTCTGTAACAGATTCATGAAGGCACCAAGGGATTTACATTATGAAATGGCAATGGCATACGGATTCACGGACGAAGAGTTTGAACTCTTGAAACAAGCGATAGGTTCCATATGGTTGTCTGATTTCATCAGAGATGATCTCGGATACTCATCAATTCCAATTTTTGTTAATCTCGCGACAGAAAGGGTGATAGAGTGGTTGGAATACGTAATAGTCGGACACGTATCAGCACCTGGTCTACCATCATTGATGTCTTTCTTCCAGGTAGGAAGAGAGGAACTGATAAATTCAATGGCTACAATGGTATCACGAATATTGAGTAACGAGATCTGTATGAGCATGGGTACTTGTGTTAGGGATGGAGTAGATCCATCATCGACATTTAAGATCGCAAGCTTTCCACGGATTGAGTTCACTACCCAAATATAAGACGACACAACTCTTTGACATTGAAAAGAC